GATGAAGAACTATACAGAAGAAAATTGGCAGGTGCTAGAGGATTATGATCATACATGTTGAAATTGATGATATTGATTTATTAGATGAATATGGTTTGTATTTAATTGATAGAGATATAGGAGTGGCCACTCCTAATCTTTATCAAACGACCATACCAGGTAGAAATGGTAAATTAGATTATACAGATTTCTTTGGAGAAGTAACTTATCAAAATAGGCAAATTAAAATAACACTTGCTAAAAAAGTTGATAAAAAAACACAGGATTTAAAGTATGAACTAGAAAAAATTTATAATGGACAGTTGGTAAAGCTCTCTTTTAGTGATGATGAAGATCATTTTTGGAAAGGAAGAATTACAGTAACATCAAATGATGATGATACTGAACTTTATAAAGTTGAATTTAATATGGATGCACATCCTTATAAGTTCTTAAAATTATATGATAAAGAGGTGAGATAACAATGTACAAAATATTTTTAGATGATGATAAGGTCGTTCAAGATTCCATTGATAATCTTGTTATCTCGCCAAAACTAAAAGAAAAATTAAATGGAGTAGATTCGTTAGAATATACAATTCCTTATGATAATGTCTACTTCAATGATTACGAAAGAAGAAAATCAAAAATAAAAGTAATGTATGGTGCAGATATTATTTTTAAAGGAAGAATGTTGGATGAAAGAAAAACTTTTGATGGCAGTAAAACGCTAACTTTCGAAGGAGAGCTAGCGTTTTTAAATGACATTCAATATCCACCTTATGATTTCGCAGGGGACTATGATGAGTTTTTTAGAAATATCATAGATTATTACAATTCAAAATGTGATCAAGACAATCGTTTTAAAGTTGGCCAGATAACTTTGACGGATCCCAACCATTATATCGTGAGATCTAGTGAAAGTTATAGCAGTTGTTGGAAATGCATAAACGATAAAATTTTAAGCTATGGTGGCTATTTAAAAATTCGATATGTTGGTAATGAAAGATATATTGATTTATTGGCCGAAAGCGGTTCTTTAGCTAAACAGCCGATTGAATTTGGAAAAAATCTTTTAGATTTAGAAAATTATATAGATTCTTCTGAAATCGCAACTGTTATTATCCCCTTAGGTGCAAACAGTACCGAAACCGATAAATTAGAGGATGGAGTTGAAAGAACATATACGGCAGGTCGATTGGATATAAAAAGTGTCAATGATGGTATTGAATATATTGAAAGCAGTAATATAAAAAAATATGGTCGAATCGAAACCGTAGTAACATGGGATGATGTTACAATTCCACAAAATTTAAAAAATAAGGCACAAAAAAAGATATATGAATTAATGTTAGAAAATCAATCGATTACTGCTAAAGTGATTGATCTACATTATGCAAATGATGAACAGCCATATTTCAAAAAAGGAAACATTATTCGTATTGTATCAAGACCGCACAGCATTGATACAACAGCAATTCTTACTGAAAGAACTAGGAATTTAAACAATCCAGTTGAAGATACATTTACACTAGGAACAGAAAAAAAGACATTGTCATCAAGTGTCAATGATTCAAATAATGCTACGAATGAAATCGAAAATAAGATTACAGGTAATTTTTTAAATGATCTTATTAAAAATCAAACAAAGCTATTAGCTAACGGCAAAGATGGTAATATCTTTTATGGATTTAATGCACAAGGAAAATTGTCAGAACTCTATTTTACGGATACTGATAATATAGCTACTGCGGTTGATGTTATCAGATTAAACAATAAAGGAATAGGTTTCAGCAATGATGGCTTTTACGGATCTTATAAAAACGCATGGACAATCGATGGTACTTTGAACGCTGATTTTATCAACGCAGGTACTATGTCGTGCAATTTAATTAATGGTGGTATTTTAAGGCTAGGAAACTTTGTAAACAGAGATGGAAGAATTGAAATTTACAACGATAAAAATATTCTTGTTTCTACTTATGATAAAGATGGAATAAAAATTTTCAATGAAAATGGAAATTCTATTGTGATGAATGATGTTGAATTTGCTGGCTACGATAATGCTGGTAATGTTATTTTTACTGTTCAAAATGAAAAGTTCGTTATGAATCGAGCGGAAGTAAGAACTTCTATTGATATTGCGGATCGTCTAAGAATGACATATATGGATAGAAAAAATGGAGATGGAAGCACTAAAAATGTAGGTGTTGGCTTTGTTTCGATTGTTGAAACTGCCAAAGGAAGGAGCACGTCATGAATTATGGAACAACAAATCAGTACATCAACTATTCTGTAAATTCACAAGAAATACAGGTTGATAATGGCAATAACCGTTCTTTGGTACGTGTTTGGGTTGATGTCTGGAGAACAAATACAGGGCACACAACCTATGGAAGCGGAACGGTAAGCGTTTCATGTAATGGCAACGTTCAAAGCGCAAGTATCATAACATCTCAAAAAATTACATCAACTGCTATTAGATTAGGTACATGGGATTTTTGGGTAGGACACAATAATGATGGATCTAAAACAGTATGGATTGCAGGAATCATTCAACATTCAAAATTCAGTTCCAACTGGAACGGATATAATCATGCTCTTACAAACATTCCTAGGCAAGCAAAGATCACATCGTGCAGTGATTTTAACGATGAACAAAATCCTAGTTTTTCGTTCAGTAATCCAGGAAACTTTAATATGGAATGCTGGCTTGAACCAAATCCAAATGGAACGCATTTAGCCATTAGAACAGTTACAGGAACAAGTGGTACTTTTACATGGAATTTAACTGAGGATGAAAGAAAACAATTGAGACAGGCTTGCTCTGGGAAGTCATGTACTATACGAATTGGCTTGTATTCAAAAAATAAATCTTGGGCAAGTTACGTCGATAAGAAGTTTTCTATAACTAATGCAGAGCCTACAATAGAAAATGTTATTTATTATGATAGTGATACTTCTATTGCTTCTATTACTAAAGATGATCAATTAATTGTTCAAGGGAAATCATCATTTGCTGTTGATATTCCAAAAGCTACAGCAAAAAAAGAAGCAACGATTGCTAAATATACAGTTGAGTTTCTAAATATAAAAAGAGATGAATCAACTGCATCGAAGATTGTTTTTGGTACGCTGGATGCAAATACTGATTTTGAGTTGAAAGTCACGGCTACTGATAGTCGAGGATATACTGTTTCAACAACTAAAACAGTTAAAGTACTTGAATATGCATTGCCTACAATTAGTGGTACAGCGAAACGTTTGAATAACTACGAGGATTTAACCACCCTTCACGCT